GGAACTTAAAGGCGGTCGGCGCTTTGTGGTAAAAGCAGCTAACAATGCAAGCCGAGGAATTTCAGCGCCATCTAGCATTCATCTTGACGAGTTGAGAGAATACAAAGATGAGGATGCTTGGTCATCCATGCGATATACCATGATGGCTTCAAAAAATCCGCAGGTATGGATTTATTCAAACGCTGGAGATCAACATTCAATAATCCTCAACAAACTTCGGGAACGCGCTATCGCAGCCAGCGTGAACCCTTCCGATACGATCGGTTGGTTTGAGTGGAGTGCCGAGCCTGATGCACCGATTACCCTTCCGTCGGGTGAAATCAACTGGCCAGCATTTGCTCAAGCCAATCCATCGTTAGGCATAACAATTCATCCGGATAACATAAAAGCAGTTATTAATGATCCGCCCGATATTGTGCGAACTGAGGTTTTATGCCAATGGGTAGATACAATCAATTCAGCTATTGATGCACAAAAGTGGGAAATGTGTAAAGTTGATCCAATTCCACTAGATCCCGAAAAGCCTACTTGGTTTGGTTTAGATCTTAGCCCTGATCGTAAATTTGGAGCTTTAGTCGCAACTCAAAAGTTATCGGGTGAAAGATTTAATTTAATTTTACTTCATACTTGGTCAAACGATTACTCAATCAATGATTTAGCGGTTGCAAACGATATTGCTCCGTATGTTAGAAAATACAATGTTCAGACTGTCGCTTATTCCAAAAGGACTGCACAAGCCGTCGCAAGTCGGTTAGTTCCTGCTGGAATTCCCATTACAGACATGGATGGGGCGATATACGCTGAATCATGCGATCGATGGTTAGGCGCAATCAATTCCCATCGATTACAGCATGGGGGTCAAGAGGAATTGACTCAGCAAACACTATCGGCTGCGAAACTGCCCTATGGGGATGGGTCATGGATCATCGGTAGGAGAGCAAGTAGAGTCGCAGTTTGTGCAGCTGTGGCATCTGCTTTAGCAACCTATTTTGCAACACAGGTAGAAACGGAAGTTGATATTCAAATAGCGTAATTTGTTGACTTTATGGTATATTATATGCTAATGGGATTATTTGATAGATTTAGAGCCACGCAAGAAAATCCAGTTGATGTAGCTGCATCACTCTCACCTTACAACGCACAGCAATTAGTTGGCGGAATTTTATTTGGAACTACAACTGCAACGCGTGAACAATTCATGGCGATACCTGCCGGAGCGCGTGCAAGAAATATAATTTGTTCAACAATTGGATCATTACCTTTACAACAATATAATCATTTTACAAATGAACATGTAAGACCAAATCGCGTAATTATGCAACCAGATCCAAGAGTTGCAGGTTCTGCAATTTACGCATGGTTGGCGGAAGATATTTTGCTATACGGCGTCGGCTATGGAATTATTTTGGACGCCTATTCTTCAAGTGATGCTTCAAGAATTAGAGCATGGACAAGAATTGCACCTAATAGAGTATTTGCTTCATTAAATGGTAATTCAACTGAAATTGAGTATTACACAGTTGATGGCAAGCGAGTGCCACCATTTGGAATTGGATCTTTAATTGTATTTAATGGATTAGATGAAGGAATACTAAATCGCGCAGGTCGCACAATTAAAGCAGCAGCAGAATTAGAAAAAGCAGCTGAAATGTATGCCAAAGAGCCTATGCCACAAATGGTATTAAAATCAAATGGCACAAATTTAACTCCTGAAAGAATTACAAAATTATTAGAGTCATGGAAAGCATCAAGACAAACAAGATCAACTGCATTCTTAAATGCTGATGTTGAATTGCAAGCGCTTGGATTTGATCCAGCAAAATTACAATTAAATGAAGCACGCCAATATCTTGCTTTAGAAATTGCAAGAGCATCTGGAATTCCTGCATCATTTGTTTCTGCCGAAACTACAAGTATGACATACACCAACACTTTGGCGGAGAGGAAAGCCCTTATCGACTTCAGTTTGAGATCCATCCTTACGAGCTTGGAACAAAGACTTAGTTTTGCCGATTTCTGCCCTAACGGAATTGAAACTCGATTTGATATTGATGATTTCTTGCGTGGTTCAGCATTAGAGCGAGCGCAAGTTTATGAAATCCTAAACCGCATTGGCGCGATGAGCGTTGAGCAAATCCAAGAGGAAGAAGATCTAATACGATGAAAATTAATTTCCCAATAGAGATAACTGCTGCTGATACTAACAAGCGCACAATCTCAGGAAAGATCGTTACATGGGATGAGCAAGGATCAACAAGTGCAGGATTAACTGTATTTGAAAAAGATTCAATTGATTTCTCAAAGCCTGTTAAATTATTACTTGAGCACGAAAGAACTAAGCCACTTGGAAAACTTGTTGATATAACTGCAACAGATACAGGGCTAGAAGCAACCTTTCGCTTGGCTAAGACTTTTTCAGCGGATGACGCATTAGAGGAAGCTGCAACAGGATTAAGAGATGGATTTTCTGTCGGAGTCAAAATTAATGAATGGAAAAATGAAGAAGGCGTGCTAAGAATTAAATCAAGCACACTTCAAGAAGTTTCACTTGTTACAGATCCAGCAATTGACAGCGCAAGAGTCGCTGAGGTTGCAGCTAGTGAAACACCAGAGAATTCCGAAGCAACCGCTGAGGAAACCACAACAAAGGAGAACAAAGTGTCAGAAATTACTTCTGAGGCTCCTATCGCAACCGAAGCGGTAGAAGCGACACAGGCTCCAGTTGTAACTGCTCAATATGTGGCATACACAAAGCCACGCGTTAATGAGAATGTTACAGCAGGACAATATGCAGCAGCACAAATTCGCGCTATTCAAGGCGATACAGATGCACGCGATTTAATTGCAGCATTACAAATTGCAACAACAGGCGAGAACACAGGAATGGTTCCACCTAACTACCTACGCGATGTAATCGGAGTTATCGATTCATCTCGACCATTCATTGATTCAATCGAGCGCGCTCCACTTCCACCAAGTGGTCTTAAGGTGTTCACACCTGTGCTTGGAAATCAGGCAATCGTAGGACAAACTGCTGAGGGTGTAGAGTTTGCATCACAAGATACAGCAGTAACATTCCAAGAAGACACAATCGTAAAATTTGCTGGTGCAAATGTTGTGAATGTTGAACTTCTTGATCGTTCAGACCCATCATTCTTGGATCTATTAATTCGTGAACTTGCTGCATCATACGCACAAAAGACAGATGCTTATGCAGCTAAGATCGCATCAGAGGCAGCAGCCGGATCATCAGGATCAACAATTTATGCAGCAATCGCTGATGGAATTGCAGATGCTTATGGCGTTATGCGCTTCACACCAAACCGTTTGATGGTTGCTCCATCAGGTGGCGAGGATGGCATCGACTTCGCTGGATTACTTGGCGCAGTTGCAGATGGTCGTCCACTATTCGCAGCAGCAGCTCCACAAAATGCTGCCGGTCTAATTTCTCAGGGCAGTACAAATGGTACAGTTGCTGGATTAGATTTAGTTGTAGATCCTAACTACACAGGTGACAATGCAAATGTTAAGCACGCATTGGTTTACCCTTCAGCAGCTATGCGATTCCACGAGTCAGGAACATTTGATATTCGTGCCAATTTGGTTGCCAATGGCCGCGTTGAAATCGGTCTTTACGGTTATGTCTGTGCAGTAAATCGTTACCCAGCAGCATTCCGTAAGTTATCAGTAGCTTAATTTAATTGAGTGCCTATGGTTGCTCCCGATCATAGGCATCCTTTAAGGGAGAGTAGAGAGGAAGGTATTTCATGCCTAGCATTATTTCGGCCACCGAGTTAAGAGCCGTGCTTGGAGTATCTTCCGCTCTCTACAATGACACATATCTAGATGGCATAATAGACACTAGCGAAAACACTATTTTGCCAATGTTAGTTACATTTAAGAGTGCAGTACAAAAAACAGTTTTACAAGATAATGTTGCCACATTTACAACTGTTGGCGTGCATGAATTTACCGAAGGTCAATCAGTAGTTATTGCTGGATGCTTGAGTCCATATAACGGAACTCGCACAGTATTAGCAGATAATCTTGGCGACTATACTTTTTCAGCTAGTATCACAAACGCAGATGTAGTTGAGGCAAATGTTATTCCAAGCGGAAGTGCCACATTAACAGGCGCATCAACTTATGTTGGAAATCAATCAGTTAGATCAGCAGTTTTTGCAATCTCGGTTGAAGTATTCCAATCAAGAGTTGCAGCAGGCGGACAAATTGAAGGCGTTGATTTTACAGCTACACCATACAGAATGGGTCGATCACTTTATTCAAGAGTAATTGGAATTTTAGGGCCTTATGTAGATGTTGAAGGTATTTGTCAATAATGCCACCATCCACAATTCTTTCATCCGTTAGACAACCACTTGCAACCGCTTTAGCAGGTGTGGCTGGAAATGTTTACGCATTTGTTCCTGAGTCGGTAATTCCTCCAGCAGTTGTGTGCGTTCCGGATTCACCATATCTTGAAATTGAAACAATTGGCAAGTCATCTGTTAGATGTCGAGTTAACATGACCATAACAGCTGCGGTCGCTTATAATAGTAATCCAGCATCACTCGATAATATCGAGCAATTAATAATGAGCATTCTGGCAGTTATTCCAAATGGATATATTGTCGGAGCGGTCGAAAGACCAACAGTTACACAAGTTGGAGCATCAACTCTATTGATCTCTGATATAAATGTATCTACCTATTATCAACAAACAAACTAAGGAGTCAAAGTGCCTACCACAGTAATCACGGGCAGAGATGTTACCTTCACTATCGGTGGTAACACTTTCGATGCTCAAGCAACAAGTGCAACACTAACTGGCGAAATGAATCGCCAAACCTACGAAACTTTAGATGGCAAGGCTTTCAAAGTTATCGATAACAACTTTACCCTAGCGGTAGAGATGCTAGCCGACTGGGGCGCTACCGGATCACTTTGTGAGATCCTATGGGGCGTTGCAGAGTCAGCACCAGACACAGCAATCAGCACAGTTTTCACAGCTACATCAGGCGCAGTATTTACTTTCCAAGTATTGCCAATGTGGCCTTCAGCTGGTGGAACTGCACCAGATGCACAAACTGTATCTTTGACATTCCAAGTTATTGGAGTGCCAGCAGAAAACTTCGCTTAACAATTAGAAACGGGAGCACTAATGAAACTACCAATTACAATTGAATATAACTCAGGCGAGCAAGCAACTTACATAGCCCAACCGCCTGAGTGGCAAAAATGGGAACAAAAGACTGGGAACATAATCGGTCAAGCATCTGAAAAGATGGGCATAAGTGATCTTATGTTTTTGGCATATCATGCCCATAAGAGAGAAGCTGCGGGCAAAGCAGTTAAACCTTATGAGATATGGTGCGAAACAGTAATCGATGTTCAAGTCGGTGATGCAAACCCAAAAGCCACAGAGAAGGAAGCCTAAGCCGGTTATTGGTTCAGTTAGCAATAGCAACTCAAATACCAATGAGCGAATGGGTTGAAGCAGACGACATAATGACAGCAATCG